TCCATTCCGTTCACCTGGACCAATTGCATTTTCACGCCCTCGGGAGTACGTCCGGATTTTTTACCCATTGCCGCAACTTGCACGGCGCGTTGGTCTGTTTTCGGAATGTCGAATCCGTTTTCTTTTGCAATCCAATAAAACGACCCAACAGAAACGCCGGATTTCGTACCTTTTACGCACCGATCAAATTGTTTGTCGCATTGTTGGGAGTCGTATTTTTCCGAATTGGCACAAACCGCGTGAAAATATTCCCGGCCTTGCTCACCAAATCCAGACGCAAGCGCGAAACCAATTTTTAAATACGTTTCGTAATCGCTGTTTGTTATGTCTTTGCCCGAGTTATGAATGTTAGAAATCAACTCATCAATTTGTTCCGTACCTAAAATAATTGGCAACGAATGGACCTTTTTTGGTTTGGTCGATTTCGTTTTGGATTTTAACGATTTGTGATTTATAACCAATTCCGGGTCATAAGATACGAACCGAAACGAAGCCGGGTTTTTCGGGGCTTGGTCCACGCTTATTCCATAGGTTGCAAAATAATAATGACTCAACCAACGATAGGACTCTTTATGTTTCTCCGGATTGACTTTTACAATAACCGCGATTCCATTTCCCGACACCGAACGAAAAACGCAATAGGTGTATTTGTCCTCGATTAGTGCGGTTTTGTCGTTAAAATTATCAATGTCCACGCAAAGAAAACCGGAATGTTCAACCAACGATTGTTCCTCGCGTGCGCTAAATGTTCCCGAAATGGTAACCCCAGGCAATGACCGTTTTAATTGATCGCGTTTTTGTTTGTTTTTTTCTTGTCGTATTGGTTCGACTTGGTTTTTCCATTTACCGTATTTTATAGCATTCAGAAAATCGTCCATTTCCATTGCCTCGGTCGGTTTATGCTTTTCGCCCTTTTTGGGGAAACTTCCAAAGATTGAAATTTTATTCATATTAGATAAAAAAGCCGGCGGAAAAATTAGACCGAACCCACGCGACTAGGTTGGTTTGTGTTTTTCTCACCGGCGTTAAAAGAATGTTTTTTGTCATTTTGTCGCGTAAAAAATGGGTGACTAAATTAGTCAATATTTTCGAGAATCCAAACCGTTTTATTTGTTTTCTCGTCTTTAAATAATCGAGCGGTTTTGGTTGGTTGCGGTTCGATTATATTTGGCGTTGAGCGATCAATACAAGAAAAACGGCCAATTGGTCGAACGTGAACGGTTTTGTGTTCTCTGGTTATAATGGCGCGAAATGTAGCCATTAACAGAATGAAGAAAAATAAAAGTGTTGTTTTCATGTCTATCTTATTTGGTTAAACATAACTTTAGATAAAGCACATCAGCAAAGCTGACGAAAAAGCTTTATCATAGTGTTGTGCATAATGCTAAAATAGTGATTGTTGGACGTTCATTTCTTGAAAATTCATTAATATACTTTTACCATCATCATACATTTGCTTATCACATTTAGGATATTCTTTTATTATAGGGTATCTAAGTTTTTTAATCATATCTTTTTTAGTTCTTTTGTCGGCATTTATAAAAAAGTATCTGTATTTTATTTTTGGTTTTACCCTTTCTATATTATTTTCTTTTGCCCATTTAGCTATTGCTGTTATTCCTAATCTTTCTGTTATAGTTTTTGGGTGCATTTTTTTACCATCAACAATATATTCGCAGTCGTGTGCTTTATTTCCTCCCGTGTATATCCAATTTGTGCTTTGATAAACTATACCACAATGATTCATTCCGCTATCAGCATAACTAACTACAATGTTATTTTTAGGTAGCATTTTCAAACTGTTTCCAACTAAAAAAGATGCTGCATTTTTTTGTTTTGTTTGTATTACTAACCTTGTTAGTTCATATACTTTGTAATCACTTTTTACAGGCTCTAAAAAAACATTCTTCTCTATTTGTACTGGTGGTCTGCCATAAACAACAACACCTTCTATTTTGCCTTTAATAATTAACCCATAAGCAAATTGATACATAGGTTTTCTTTTAGCGTAGTGTTTTTCTAAGCACCATTTCATAGCTTGTTTATATGTTATTTCTTTTACTTCCATTTAGTTTCTTCGTTAATAATCCGTACTATGCACAACAAGGTATAAAGTGCATTAAAACGCATCATAGCCAAACCGTTATCCTAAACGTTCCTTAATTCGCTCCAAAATCAACTCCCTATCCGTTGCGGTCGGTTGGTAATCATTGTACAATTCGACTGGCAAATTTTCAAAACATTCGGAGAAGTTTGTCACGTTAAAACCGCGTTTTATACATTCGGCGTAAATGCTTGAATATCTCAAATGTAAATATTTCAATTTGTCATAAAAAAATTTTACGTGTCCCGTTCCGAGTTTAAATTGTTCGGGCATACCGTCGAGACTGTAACGCCCTTTTTTTATTTGGTTCGGAATGCGTTTGATTTCTCTATGTTCCGCGATCAAATGTTTATTGTGCAATTCGGCGGGTTTTACTCCAACGTTGATTCTTGTCATTGTTTCAGTTTTTCACAATCCGAAACCGAATTGAAAGTGGCACAATTAGTTTTGTCGTTGTTGTCGATATTTATTGACTCTAAAAGTCGATAAATTATCCGGTTTAAAATTTCTGTTTTCATAATTTATTATTTTGTTTTTTTAAAGCTTCTTCCCTCCAATGTTTGACTAATTTTCGACGCCAATTATCATCTAATGAATCCAAATGATTAACTGCCTTGTCAACTTTTTTATCAGTTAAATCTATTTCCTTTTGCAAATCAGATTTTAATTGTCTTAATTTTATCTCTTGTTTGTATATGTCAAACCTAATGTGTTTAGTTTTTTTTGATTCAGGAACATTGAAAATATTTATTATTTCTTCTATTGATAAATCTCTTTTCATAATTAAAACCAATTTAACCACTCAAACTCAGTTCCCACACAAAATGGTTTTTTCTTCCAATTTGGCATTCCTTTTTTCTTTTTGAAAATTTTTAGGGTGCTTGAATTTGCTACAAATTTTTTAGCTTGTTGCTTTGTTTCAAAATGTTTCATAATCGTTTCGTTTTTGTTTCTGATGTAAAGATAAGACATATTTATAAACTAGCAATAAAAAAAGACAAAAAAAAGCGATATTTTTTTAATACCGCTAATTTTCAGTTAGTTAGAAAGGCAAATCGTCGTCCTCGTCAACCTCAACCGATACCGGACCACTTGAAACGCTCCCGGCTCCCGTTTGTAAATTACCCAAAATAGGTTCGTTTTTCTTGTCCTCGTCCGTCATTGCCTCGCGTACTTCCAACGGTAACGATTGTTTTATAATATGGTCCGCCCATTCTTTCGGCTCGCGCATCTCAAACGCAACCATATTTAAATACACGTTTCCGTTCTTTTGGTTTTGCTCCAGGTGATTCACTTCCAACGGAATGAAAATACCTTTGACTTCGCCGCTTTTTCCTTTTCGGCTTGTAATTACGTGTTTTAATTCGCTCAAATTAATTCCTAATTTTATCATTTCGATCTATTTTTTAAGGTTTAAAAATTCTAATGTTGATTCTGGGTCCTCGACGTATTTGTCCAATATTGCGGAACACAAACGCGATTTGGTTAAAAGCGGTTTAAACTTACTCAATTTTTCAATGTCAACCATTTCGTTTCCCTTTTCGAGTGCTTTTTTTAGTTTGCCCTCTGTTTCATTTTTAAGCGTGACCGCTATCATTTTCGGCATATTACAAATTTAATTTTAAACAAATTTAAGACTTTTTTATAAACAAACAAAAATTTATTTATATATTTGTTTCGTGAATCAAAAATTAAACAAATGAAAACACATTGGAAAAAGTTAAACAACCCCGACTATATTGGGGCCTATGAATTAATGACCGGAGACGGTCCAATTGAATTAGACGTAACAATCAAAACCGTATCGAACGAAATTGTAACGGGACCAAACAACCGCAAGGACGAATGTATTGTGGCTAAATTAAAAGGACACAAACCCTTTATTTTGAACGCTACGAACGCAAAGACAATCGAAAAACTCGCGGATTCTCCATTTATTGAGGACTGGAACGGTTTGAGAATTACTTTGTACGTTGCAAAAGTTCGCGCATTTGGTGAAACGGTTGACGCGTTACGGGTCAAAGACTCATTGCCAAAACTTCCGGAATTTACTCCGGACCATGCAAAATGGGAGGCGGCAAAGAACGCAATCAAAAACGGATCAACGGACGTCGAGTCGATTCGTAAATCTTACACATTAAGCAAAGCAAACGAAAAACTTTTATTAGCATGAAAAACGCTGAAAAAATAGCTAATCGATTTAAAATTAGAGCAAGCGCGGCCGGTCAATTAATGACAAACGGCCGTGCGTCTGGCTCAATGGGTGAAACGTGCAAAACGTATTTAAAAAATTGGATATTGGAGCAACCCGAATTGTTGGGTGTTCGTGTTAATGATTTCTCAAACAAATACACCGAAAAAGGTAATTTTGTAGAGGCCGACGCGCTTAATTATTTATCCGAACACGTTTATTCGGACGCGTTTTTGGTTCCAAATACTCGGAATTTTTCCGACGACTTTATGACCGGGACGCCCGATATAATCCAACCGGACCACATAGCCGACAATAAAGCGAGTTGGTCCGCGTCAACGTTTCCGTTTTTTGGGGGAAAACTAAAAACAAAGGATTATTTTTGGCAAGGTCAAGTTTACATGAATTTGGTTGGACGTGAGAAGCATATCGTTTATTATGTGTTAATGTCAACTCCGGACCATTTGATCGAACGCGAGGCGCAAAATAGAGCGCGAAAACTTGGATTTCCAGACGTTACGGACGAACTTTGGAACGATACAAGGAAACAATTGACGTTTGAACATTTAGGGCCGGAAATGCGAATCAAACCGTTTGAGTTTGAATTTGACGCGGAGAAAATCGAAGAACTAAACGAGCGCGTAATTGCGTCGCGTGGTTTTATTTATGAAATTTTACGCAATTTGTAACGATCAAAAAAGTTCACTAATTAGTGAACATCACGCCCAAATAAAGCGGTTTTATATGTTTTCACGTATGATTTTCGAGTTATTAAGTAAATTATATGTGAGAACGTATAACACCCAAATAAAGCGTTTTTGGTAGGCGTTCGCGCCTATCCGCTTTATTTTCTGTTATATGGGTTTTAAGGCGATAAAAAAAGCCAAACGACACAAACCCCTAACGAACTACCCAAAACGCCGCAAAACGTCCGCAAACGGTTGTTTTTCTCGCGTTGGTCGATTAGTTCTTTGTCGAGTGTTTCAATTGTTATTCTGTCCCGCTCGATTTGATCGGTTAGTTTTGCCGTCGTTTTCTCGCAAGTTAAACCAAATTCCGCCCAAGTTTGAATAAATTTAAAATCTTCAATGTCGATTTGTACCGAGTCGGCCGGTTGGCATACGTCCACCGGCGCGGCTTTTAAAATCATTGATGTAAACAGAAACGCCGTGGTTAGTGCTAACCGTGTCGAGTTTTTCAATTTGTTTTGCATATTGTTTTTTTAAGTCTTTTATTTCATCCCGTAAACGATAAATTTCTTGTCTGTATCGCGCCCCGTTGTCCGTTTCAATCGGTTCGGGTTTTGCGAACCATCCCAAACACAAACAAACAACCGCCACAATTATAAATCCAACGGCTCGGGTCATATCGTTACAATTTCCAGTTCCTCCATTTCACACGACACCATTCCGGCCAACGCTTTTTTACTCGATATGTTATCCGCTAAACCGTCTTTTGTAATATCGTATTGGTCTGTTCCTGGCAAAATACAACCTAAAGTGTGTTTGTAATGCGTCCCGGCATGGATTAAAATTCCAGACCGACCCGGAACGTTGTGGACGCGATAACACCAACCAAATTTCCGGTGGTTTTCGATCGTTACGGGATAAATTCCTTCCGGAATACAAGATTTTCGAATCTCGTTTCCTTCGATTCCGTCATTGTTCAAATCTGGTAATTCGAGCGTGTAACATTTAAATTCTCCGCATTGAAATTCTCCGAGCGTTTGCAAGGCGTCTTTAAAAGTTCGGTAAATTGTCCCCCTTATTTTCATAATTTTTCG